TGGAGTGGAATAGAATTATAACCATTGCCGGATTATCAGGATGTCTATCTGCAGATACTATTATTGAAGTTAATAGAGGAAAAAGAAGTAGTTCTAGAAAGTATACGATAAAAGAATTATATGAAAAATATAATCTTTTATTTACTGGAAATGGTAAATGGAATAAAAAAATTCCATCTTATATCAAATGTTATAAAGAAGATTTAAATACAATTGGAAAAACACAAATTAATGCTGTTATTTTTAGCGGAAAGAAGGAAGTATTTGAAATTACTACAGAATCTGGTAAAAAAATAAAGGCTACTAAAGATCATAAATTTTTAACACATATAGGAAATAAATCAGAAGAACACTATAAATCACTATCTGATTTACATATTGGAGATCTTTTAGTATCTAGATTCAAAAGTAAAATAAAATCTAAAAAGAGTCATTATAGAAAAAGTATTACAGGAAAGTTTTTTAATTATCCGAATGCTCGATTAAAAATTATAAATAATAATGTTTATGCAGAATGTTTAGAACAACGTGCTGTGTATGATGCCTATTTAAACGGTTTTACAAATATAAAGGACTTTCTAATAGAATGTGTTAATAATCCTTCAAATCTTATATTTTCAGATAGTTCTATGGAAATTCACCATAAAGATGGAAATACTTCTAATAATTCTATTGATAACTTAGAGTTGCTTTCAAAGAAAGAACATGCTCTAGAGCATTTAATACTAAGGAATAATATGTATACTATTGAATACGATAAAATTATATCAATTGAATCGTGTGGAGTAGAAGAAACATATGATATTATGTGTAATGCTCCTTACAATAATTTTATTGCTAATGGAATCGTAGTACATAACTCAGGAAAGAGCTTAATGCTCTCTCAGATCAAACGTGATATAGTGGACTATAACAAGGATCAGGAATTTGATATCTTATCTTTCGAGATGGAAATGCTAGGTGTAGATCAAGTAGCTAGAGACATATCGTCTAAGGTTGAATTGTCTACAAAAGAATTGTATTCTGCGGGATCTAAATTAACAGATGCACAGTACACCAAAATAAGCACAGAGGCGGACAAAATGAAATATTATCCTATATACATCGTAGATGATGTAGGCACTGTGGAAGAGATAGTCAGTACGATTTTAAACTTTGTACAAGAAAATCAACTAGCTTCCAAAGGAAAAGGTTTTGTATGTACTTTCGACCATAGTTTGCTTGTTAAAGGAGCTGTTAATGAAGATGCTGAGAAACAAATAATAGATAAACTTTATAAGACTCTAATACAATTAAAAAAATATTTTGAGACTATCAATTTAAAGTGTATCTTTATAGTATTATCCCAGCTCAACCGAGATATTGAAAAATCGGAAAGAATTACAAATCCTATGTTACAGTATCCTAATAAGAATGACCTATTCGCATCTAGTGCTGCCTACTATTGTTCGGACTACGTTATTGTCACTCATAAACCGGCAGTAATAGAAGGAATAGGTGTCTATTATGGACCACCACGAGGATCAGAATATGTTTATGGATTACCTGTTTTTAATCCTAAAGATCCACAACAAGCCATGATATATTGGCACATATTAAAATCTAGATTCTCCTCATCGCAAATCCTGATGATGGTAGATAACTTTAAACATTCGAGAATACTCGAATATTAGTTAACTCAAAAATAAAACTAAAATGGAATTCTTTGAATTTCTTAAAGTCGTAAGTGTATTCTACACTTTGGCTTTATTTATCCGAATATAGCGTTTTAATAATGCTAAATGAACAAACGTCTCATAGGGATAGTGGGCAAATCTGGGTCAGGGAAATCTACCTCGATTAGAACCCTCGATCCCAAATCCACATATATCATCAACGTATTAGGTAAAGCTTTACCCTTCAAGGGCAGCGAAAAATTATACAATAAAGAAGCCAAAAATCTAGCTGACATTTCTAGTTACGATCAAATTATAACCATCTTGCAAAAGATATCTTCAGATAGACCAGATATTAAAACTGTGGTACTAGAAGATGTAGGTTATACTATGTTCATAGAAGAATTTAAACGTTCTAATGAAGCAGGTTATAATAAGTTCTCTGATATGGCTAACCATTTCTTTCAAATAATGCAAGCAGCTAAAAACTGTAGAGAAGATTTAAATATAGTCTTCATGTTTCACGAAAATATGGAAATGAAAGATGGTTATGGAATAACTAAAGAAATTAAACTTGGTGGTAAGATGATTAAGGAAAAGTTTTCTCCAGAAGAAAACCTAACTTGTATCTTATATACTAAAGTTAATTATGATCCTGTAGCTAAGAAAGCTGATTATACATTTGTAACTAATACAACAGATACACACCCAGGGAAAAGTCCAATGGGTATGTTTGATGATATAGAAATTCCCAATGACCTTGACTTTGTAATTAATAAGGCTAATGAATATTATGCCTAATATCCGAATATAACGTTTAAAAAACCACAACGTTATGCAAACAAATTTATTTGGTAAAGATCTTTTTGACAAAATGAACTCTGGAGGATCTAGCAAAATTCCATCAGGAATACATTCGAAGATTAAGCTCAAAGATATTGAGATAACTGACACTTATGTCGATATTCTATTTGAGGACCCTGCCAATGGCGCTACTATAAACAAACGTTTATGGATTCCTGATATGGCTAAAACCACAGCTAAAGAAGGAATGTCCGTGCAGGAAACGTATGAGCTACGAATCCATGAAGCATTATATCATTTGTTAGATTTAGCCAAGAATATGGTGGGCGTAGAGACCGCTTCCAATATTCCGATTAGCGATCTCAAATCTACTGCTACAGCAATTCGAACATTGCTTATGCCATATACCAACACGAAATTCGTAAATCTGAAAGTTATAAAAACTATGGATGGTAAATATCCAGATATCTCTAGGTACGTGGGTTATTTGGAACCGTATGTAGATGGACAAGCTCCTAAACTTACATTCAAACCATCCGAGCTAAGTAGAATGCATGCGAACTCTCAGTCCGATGCTTCTAGTAAACCAGATATCTCAGACGTAGTATAATATGTTACAAGGAAAAGATCTGTTAGAATCTAAATTGACAGCTGCTAATATATTATTGCGGGTCAGCGATGAGCAGATATTTTCTAAGTATATCTCTAAAGTCGAAGGTTCAATATGTTCTCCATTCAGAACAGATAAGAAAGCATCATGCGGTTTTTACCGGAATTCCTCCGGTCGTTTAGTTCTGCATGATTTTGCTCAGGATATGAGCTGGAATTGCTTCGAAGCTATTATGGAGAAATATAAACTAAACTTTGGTCAAGTTCTTAAGTTAATAAATGATGATTTAAATTTAAAATTAGGTACAACTAACCCTAGTCCTGTAAATAAAGAACTTGAGATAAAAATCATAGAAACTACTAAGACTGATATTGAAATCACTTATTCAATCAAACCATACGAAAAAAATGAGATAGAGTACTGGGCTCACTATGGGGTCAGCTCAGATACTCTCCTCAAGTATGGTGTATACTGTGTTAAAGCAGTAAAATTTGGAGACAATGGCTGGCGTAGTACTAAAGGTAATCCTATCTTTGTGTACACTACAAACGATTCTACAAAATTTAAATTATACAGACCTTTAAGTTCCACATTTAAGTGGCTAGCGAAAACTAATAAAAATGTATTGTGGGGTTTAACTCAGTTACCGTTGCAAGGGAAGTTGTTAGTAATAACAAAATCTCTAAAGGATGTAATGGTGCTACACGAGTTAGGCATACCAGCCATTTGTCCAAATTCTGAATCCACTAACATACCTAATACAGTTATTAAAGAGTTACGTAAAAGATTTCAATACATCGTAAGTTTCTATGACTACGATAATGCTGGAATACAAGCTGCTCTAAAATTAGACATCCCTTACATGTTTCTATTTAAATCGAAGGACATTTCGGATTATTATAAGAGATATGGAAAATACTCATCATATAGGATGTTAAAACGAATACTATCCAAATCGTATCACAGATATGAAAAATTCTTATTCCACGCCTACTCTGGAAAACATGGCTCAGGAAATCCTAGAAACCTTAAAAGAGAAGACAGTCTTCCCTTCTAAAAATAAAATCTTTAGAGCTTTAGAAGAATGTCCTTTAGACAACGTTAAAGTTGTTATCCTATCTCAGGACCCGTACTATACACCAGGGGTAGCTACAGGTTTAGCATTTGATGTTTTAGATTATTCTAAACCACAACCATCTCTTAGAAATATACTTTCAGAGATGATGTACGATACCAAACAACCAATTGGAGAATTAAATAAACTCCCAGCTCAGGGGGTGTTATTATTAAACACAGCTCTCACAGTAGAGCAAGGTATGCCTAACATTCATAAAAATTTATGGGACCCATTTACTAAAGAATTATTAGGACATATTTCACAAAGCAAAGACTTTGTCATATTTGTATTATGGGGCGCTAATGCTATTAGCTATCTACCATATATAGATCAAAAGAAACATAAAATTGTTGCATCATCGCACCCATCCCCGCTTTCGTGGGAGAAACCGTGTGGAAAATTTCCACCATTTAAAGGTTCAAAACCTTTTACTCAAATTAACAAATTTTTAAAAACCAAAAAGCTTTCAGAAATAAATTGGTAACTTTTTAAACTTAAATTATGCGTTATTATCCTAACTTCTTTGGGGGCAAATCTTCAAAAATGAAGCGCTATTTTAGAAAAAATACGAATTTTCCAATAGGTTCTCCAGATAGATATCCTATTAAGAATTGTGTTTTTTCTTACCCAGTTGATGTTTCCTTTGGTTCTACTAAACCTTCCGAACCACAAAGACTTCGAATTAATACTCCTTCTGGCATTAGAATTAGTTCTTCTAAAACTCTAACGAAAGATACAATTAAAGAACACTGTCCAGTGTTGCTTAAATACAATCATGCATCGAGATACATTGATGCTAGACAAACTAAATTAGATCTGCTAGAACAGGAAATAGGATTCCCAATGGTTGCTAAATTAAAATATGGATTTGGCGGTAAAGGTATGTATTTCCTTAATAATGCGGAGGATCTGCAAAAGTTTGTGGCCGAAATACCGCCAAGTAAAATTAGGGAATATTTCTTTGAGGAATATTTTCTTTTCACAAACGAATACAGGATTCATGTTTCACCATTATTAAAAGATAAAAGTATTGTTTACAAATATGAATATGCTTTAAAGACTCCTGAAGGGAGTTGGACAGTATGTTCTGGTGGAACACACCTTAGATCTAATGGTGAAATTTTAGGAATCGAAAAGAAGTTACGTAATCCATATGCAATAAATCCTGCAACTAGGAATTTTGCTACTGGAGTAGTTACTTTCTCATCAAATTTTAGAAAACCCGAAGAATGGGACAAAATGGTAGAAGCCTCTGTGAAGGCTGCTGAATTAATGGGATTAGATTTCTGTTGTACTGATGTTATGTATAACAAGCATACAAGAAAATTCTATATCTCAGAAACTAATACAAACCCAGGAATGGATGTTATTCCAGATAACCCATGTCCTAATGTAACAGCTCAACATTACCAACAAGCCTTACCTCATATGATTGCTGAAAAATATTTACGTTCTGTTAGTGCAAGAGGTCTTTCAAGGACATATGGAAGAATCGCTGTTGTCAATTAAAATACTCGCCATGTACATTTTGTACATTTTAAAATAAAGTTTCGTATATTGTGCGAAAATACATATAATGTCAGGTAAATACAAAGCAGAAAAAACAACAGACTCTAGTGGAAACCAATTTAGGTCTAAGCTAGAGTCGTACTGCTATGCAAAATTAAAAGAAAATAATCTAGAGTTCGAATATGAACCAACAGCCTTTATCTTATTAGACGAGTTCTATCACGACTTCGAAGTCTGGGAACCTAAAAGATTAAAGGGGGAGAATGTATTCTCCAACCTCGGAAGAAAGATTAATAAAGTTAAATATATTCCAGATTTTGTAGGATCAGATTGGATAATTGAAACTAAAGGACATAGAACTCCTGAATTCAATATCAAATGGAAAATGTTCAAGGCTTATTTATACGCCAATAATTTACACTTTAGATTATTTCTTCCAACTAGTAATAAACAAATTGATCTTAGTATCGAAATCATAAAAGGTTTAAAATAATGAGACCACACAAATGTACTTGCAATCCAGGGACTCCTTGCTATAAAGAATGTGAGGTCAATGCCCTATGGAATATGAAGTGGATATTACTAGGTGTGGTAGTAGTAATACTATCTATCTGGTTCTATCTAGCTTCAATCTATTAAACGAATATAAAGTTTAAATTATAAACTTTTGGACAAAATTAAAGAATATTTTGCTGCGAAACGCCTGTCAAATTCGATATTAGGCTCGCTAGTAAATCCACGTTGGGTTAAAATGAAGATGGATAATCCCGATATGGAAGACGATGATAAAAAACATTTTAGGATAGGGTCTGCTTTAGACTGTATTCTTACAGGAAATGGTGTATTTGAAGATGAGTTTCTAGTTGTAGATGCTTCTAAACCTTTTGGGTTTATGGGTAAGTTTGTAGAATCTCTACCTGCTGGTATTACTCCAGAAGCTTCTGTAGACATGTACAAAGAGGCTTATGATAAAGCTGGTTATAAAATGAAAATTGATAGAGTTATAGACTCTTTCTGGACTAACCCTACAGCTGTAGAATACTATAACGCTACTAGAAATACGCAAGGTAAGTCAATACTCGCTAAGGATGAGTATGAGACTGTTATAGCTTGTAAAGACAAGCTCATTGCAAATACTTTTACATATCAATACTTTAAGAATGATTACGATCATGTAGAATTGATTCACCAATTACCTATTTACTTTGAGTATATGGGTTATGATTGTAAAGCTCTTATGGATGGTGTAAGAATTAACCATGAAACTAAAGAGATAGAACCCTTTGATTTAAAAACAATAGGTAAAAATGTCTATGAATTTCCTACATCATTTGTTCAATTTGGATACTACAGGCAAGCAGCCTTTTATACAATAGCTCTACGAAAATGGATTGAAGAAAACAGACCAGAGTTGTTAGACTACGCGTGGTTACCATTCAGTTTTATTGTAGTAGATTCTAAACTATCCTCATCATATCCTGCTCTTATATTTGAAACTACACCAGAAGACATCCAAGCCGGATTAACTGGAGGTTATAGATATGGGAAACATTACAAAGGAGTAAATCAATTAATAGAGGCTTTTAAATACCATACAGAATCACAGCAATGGGATTTACCACAAGAGGTTTTTGAAGGTAAAGGCAGATTAAAATTAAATGTTTTTTCTTATGGAACAGTCCAAAGTGAAGAAGGTACGGAAGGTGCCTAAAAAAGAAAAGGTTCGGGTGTATGTACCCAAACCTAAACCAACCGAAAATAATTGGTAAAACAATTAACTTATGACGAAAACTACGTCATTTATAAGACCTATTTTAAAAGATTTTTCTTATGCAGAATTAGTAAATCAAGGATTTATCGACTCCTACTTGGGATATTACGCAAAAACAAAAGATTCATGGGGTAAGTTTCTTTATCTATCTTTTGATTTATCTAAAATCAATCAAGAATTTAGATTAAAGCTTTTGTCACATAAGAGTTTTAATGCTATTCATATGGATAAAGAAGTACTACTATTTGAATTTATTGTTAGTGAATCTGACTATACAAAAATAGTCAAACCATTTCTAGATGGTAAGTACTCTAAAGTATGTAGAGAATATGTAAATTCTTGCTTTCAAAGATTTTCCTATAGCTCGGCAAGTAATAGTCAGGTAGAATCAAATAATTGGAAAATCTTACACAAACACAGATCTTTAGCAGATTACTGGGAAAAGAAGATCGGTGTTACTTTTACCGAAGATATGGAGGTCTGGAGCAGACCCGAAAAAGAAGAGGAAATTTATGGGTATCCTAAATCAGACACTGAACTTGCGCCAGAAGCTGGCTCAATTTCTAGTTCAGGATGTTAAACCAACACCTGTTGAAACGAAAATACAAGAAATACAAAAGCCTGCAGTAAGCAGGCGTGAAGCTTTAGATATTCTAAAGATAACTATAGAGGAATATCAAGATTTAGTAAAAAGGAGATTAAACAAGACTGTCGAAGAGAAGAAGATTGTTGCTCCTGCTAAATTGGAAGGTCCTCTGGAAGATTTTATGTACGAAATACGTAAAGCATATAAGAATAAAAAACTCATTAATAATAATGAGTTTAAATTCAAACCATCAGATAAGCATTTAGAGGTCGTTAAAACAAAAGTTAGTGAAGATCCCGAAGCTGATTTGGCGGTTAACTTATTTTAGTCTTGGTATGTAAAAAAATATGGCGTTAAGAAACGCCAGGAAGCTGTTGTGAAATAAGTTTGGTGATTAAATAATTAGGCCCTACTGAGAGAAATCTTGGTAGGGCCTTTTTTTTACTACAGATTGTAGTAGCGTCCTATTATATCCTTTATTGTTTCTACAGTTTGATGATCTAAAAATAATTTTAAGATTATATCTTTAACAGGTAATATTATACAAGGATTTTCTATTTCAAATAAAGATTTATACATTTTCAATGCATGCTTTTTAGACACATGTTCTATAATACATTGCTCTTGAGTATATACTGTATATAAAACCATTAATCCTTCTGAATTAGGTTTTTTATAGATATACATACTATACTCATCTGGATTAAGGGAATAGTCTTTATTCTTCATTTGGATTTACAAAATCTTCATACAACCTATATCCTGATCTTAAAGAAGTAAATACCGGTATATTATTTTCTAATTCTGTTACACCTCTAAATTTATCTTCTTTAGTTTCATAATCTGATTCATCTATATAAGGATCAAATATGTCTATATTATCAAAACCATAGAACAATACTGAAGCGCTTAAAGCATAAGTTCCATTACTTAGTGCTACTATCGTTTGATAAGCCGCTGGTTTATCTGTAATATCATTTATAGTCTCTATAAGTGACCATTGTTGCCATATTTGCATTAATATCTTATCTGCTAATTTTACTAACCTATCATCTTTATCTCTTCCACCCATAGCAAAATAAGAGAATATTTTCATAAGCGCCCAAACAGATATTGTTACTCCAGCATCTATTAAATTTTCTAATTGTCCTTGATCTAATTTTGAATACGCATAAGCATCTAATGATTTAGGAAATACATCGTCAATAAATCCAGCTATAGGTTTAATTTTTCCTATACTTTTAGATGAAGCTATTCCTGTATAATGTAATAAAACACCTAATACAGTAAGCCATTTCCCTTCAACTTGTTTTGCAGAAAATTCATAAATTATATTTCCTTTTTCATCTTTGTCTTCTACCTTCTGATATCGCCCTTTTATATAAGAAGGTCCATAACTTTGTAATCCGTGTCTTAGTATTGAAGGAATATGTCGTCTAAATTGTATAAATAATGCCCCAAAAATACCACTTTCTAAAATAGTTCTATCTAAATCAGAAAACCCACCTTGCTTCTCCTCATATAGAGCATGCATTACCATTACTTCTTTATTGGTTAAACCATACATATTAGTCATATTACCTTCAGAGTCTCTAATTACCCCTCGTAAATACGGGTTCCCCGTGTCTTCTCCTTCGTATATATAATCAGTATATTCTACACCTGTTAAAGGATCTTTCATTGTTTTTTTATGGTACATGTCCCATAACGACTTACCCTTTTTTGGACCTTGTTCTACTTTAATATGATTCATTTGTGCTATAAAAAACATAGCTACTAATACCTCCTCCATAGTACTATATGGCAACATTGCCATATCTATTCCTAATAATTGTAATTCTTTTGTTATATAATTTTTAGTTTCAGGACGTAATGGAGATATTGATGGAATGTAAGCAAATTTTTTCATCAATGTCCATGCTTTATTAGATTCTAGATTTCCAGTCATAGCATCTAATTGCATTTTCATAGCCGGTCCAAAAGCTAATGTAAATTCAGATACTCCCATAGTTGTAAAATCCTTTACAAATCTAGTTGCTTGAGGATCATTATAAAATCTTTGTAAAATAGATTGTTTACTTGCTTCAGAAAAAGAAGATAGCGATATACCTATTGTATTTTTTATACCACCTGGGAAATTAAATCCAAGTCGCATAAATCCTGTAAGTTTTCCAAAAGATTGTAACATTTTACCAAAATTAAAATTTTGTGTATTACGTACAAATACTTGTTTTCCTTCAGGATCATTAGGATCTACTGGAGCATTGTAACCAAAATTAAAAGGAAGCCCTCTAGAAAAAGTGTTAACCATTAGTGGTTTTCTTTTTCTTAGAGCCATTTCTTGTTGAGCGCTTAAAAATTTATCTACATTAGGTAGTAATGATTTCTTTTTATCATTATCAAAATTAACAAGTTTTATTGCTTCTATAAATCCATATGCAGAAGTTAAATGTTTTTTAGACATTGCATTAGAATAGAAAGAATTAAACTGGTGTTCTAATGAGATACTATACTCATTTGGATCATTATTGTAAGCAGAAGGTATTCCGTTTAGTGGGATAAATTCATTACTATTTCCTCTCTCATAGAAAGCAAACTCGTAAAAATTTGTAAAATACCTTTTAAAAAATCCACTTGTACTTTTCTTAAGACCTTCAAAAAACTTTATTTCTTCTGGTAATTTAGGAACTCTAGCGAAATCTCCTTTCTCATGAACGTATGGAGATTTACTCCTAAAATCTCCGGAATTAATTTCCTCTCCAAAAATTACTGGAATCTTTTCCCCATTTTTCTTTTCCTTATAAGACACTACTTGATTCCATAAAGAGTCTTCCCTCTTAGGATCCCATACAGATTCGTACATGTCATTCATAAAACGCATCATATTTAAAAAAGGTGGTTTTACTTTACCACTTTCATTTAATATATATGCATATTTTGGGTTACCTTTAGCATTAGCAATTAACTCTTCTTCTGTAGTAGCCAATAATTGTCTTGTAGTTCCTCTATTAGTATCCTTTTTGTAAACATATACCCACCCATTTAATGCATCATAATCTATCGTACCTAAGAGTTTTCTAAGGGTAGGGCTTAATTCTGTAAAAGCATCTGCGGGTAAATTTCTAATGGTGTCGTAAGCACCTTTATTTCTATTTTTAGCATATTCAGTAAATACATTTTTTTGTATTACTTTAAATACTTTTTCTTTTTGTTGAAATTCAGCAGACACTTTTAAGTACTGTTCATGCAATAATTCCATTGCTGCGGATATTACCGGATTTTTAATATTGTAATTAGATCCTAAATTCAATTCACCCCATGATAAATCTTTAACATTCTTCAAGGACATTTGACCTCCAGGAGTTTTAACTAAATTATCTGGTTTTACTTGATTGTAGGTATCATATAAATTTCTAATTCTCTGTTCTACTTTAGCTTTATGAGTAGGGTCTGCAAATTTTGAATACGATTGTAAATGTATTATTTCAGAAACTATATCATCTAATAAAGTCTGATGTAAAGAAGTTGGATTTTTCTTTATTAATTCCCGAACCTTTGGACTTATTGAAGTATAATTTCTATAATTAAATAAACCTGGGTCTAAATTTTCAAGAGTTCTAATCTTGTCTTTATACTCAGGATGGTTATACAAAGTATCTTTAATTAGCATTAAATAATCTTGCACATTCCCCACATGAAATAGTGATCCAGGACGTCTTAAAGCATCTGCATCTGGTAACCAAAGCGCTGCTAAATCGTAAAATCTAGCTTGTGGATCATTAATTCTAACTAAAATTGCTTCCAACATTATCTGAATTCTTGCTAAGTCTTGACTGTTACTTGTAATATCAATAGATCTTTGTCTAGCAAACTGATTAAATAATGTAGAATTAATAAGCTCTGCAAATTTTCTACCAGCTTTAAAATCATAGATAGAATAAATATGATCTCCATGATCTACAATCATATCCATAATACTTCTAACTGCTAAAGTATCTGATTTCACTTGAACTTGAAAATCATATTTAGTTTTACTCCCCTCATCTAGTGCATCTATTCCTAACAGATTCATTAGTTTTTCTGGAAAAGTAGCATCTTCTAAAGCAAAAGCATAATTATCTATATTAAATAATATAGCTTGTTCTTTACTATACATAGCTTGTAATTCTCTAAAACTATTTACAGCCAATAATAATTTTTCAGTCTCACTCTTTACCTTAGTATACTCCGGATGTAAATTAGACATTATAGGATAAGTTAAAATTAACTCTTGTAGTTTTCCTAAATCTTTGTAATATTGAGATTGCTTAGTTCTAAAATCTATATACTGTTGTTTTGTTACAGGAATTTTTGAAAATTCTGGAATTAAAGTATCTGTATCAGATAAGTCTTTATAGAGCTCATCAGCTGCTTCTTTTATAACTTGTTCAGAATTCTTTTTTAAATAAAATCGCATTTTATTTAAAAGCCCATTATCTGTTACTGTACCTATATATTCAATATTAGGATTTAAAACTTTACCATCTGCTATTAGTTTTTTAAATTCTGGAGAAAATGTTTGTGGATTATTAGCAGTATTTATTTTTTCTAAAATATTACTGTAGTAGTTAGAATTTTTTGATTTATTTCCAGATGCGAAGTTAAATTTTATTTTGTTTTTACTTCTTTCAGCTTCTTTTAAGAATTGATCAACATTAGATAATTCTGGATCTAAAGCAAAATATCCATAAGCTGCGTTTTCGCCTACAGTATCCACTAGTTTTTTCCACTCTTTACTACTTTTGTTAGGGCAACTCATTTAGTTTATTTTAAGTATTGTAATTTATATAGGATACCAGAGAATGTTTCTACTATAGTATCTAATTGATTTTGGATGTAAGTATCTTTTACAGTTTTTCTAAACTCATTTACTTCTTCTACCTTAGACTTAAGGTAGTCGATAAAATTCATACCCTCTTGAATCATAGGTGCATGGTAACCAGAGATGATTCCATATTTACCTTGCCAAGATTCTGCTAACCCGTCAAATAGATCAGGTATAGCATCGTATAATTCATTTAAAGCTATATGTTCTGCATAAGATCGAGATTGAAGATGTGCTATATGTGCATTATCTCTAAGCTCCATCAAGCATGATAGAACATAAGCTATTGTGTTTTCTGATTTCTTTTCTTTAGGAGTCTCAAATTCCTCCTCATTTGCTAGTGTATACGCCATTATTATTTAGTTTTTATTTTTATTTGCTAATGCTCCAGCTATTATTGTCGGAGCTAATCCTTTAAAAATATTAGGATTAGTCATATCAAACATTCCGTTATTACCTATTATACCTCCATTTTGATATTGTCTTTGCAATTTAAAATTTGGTATTTCTACTCCAAAAGTGTTTGTAACTTTATTTTCAAAAATTCTTGCAGGATGTGTTACTCCTTTTTCAGATAGAAATTTATTAACTCTATTAACTACTTCATCTGCTTCTTTTTTAGTTTTAAAAATGTTTGTATTAGGAGTATTTTCTATATTAAGGTCTTTTAATATTTTGCTGTTTTTAGAACTATAATTTAAAGGTATGTAGTTTTCAAATGTAGATGTCCAATCTTTTCTTTTACCCATATTTAATAAGTTATTGTATGAATCTAAGCTTAGATTATTAGGCTCTAATATAACAGGTTTAGGAAAAGGGAACTTTTCATTAATTTTTAACATAGCTTTACCTGACTCTAAAGGATTATCCATGTTTGCTGAAAAATACCAAGTATTTTCTCCTGCTGATTTATTAGGTCTTAGTTGCCAATATCCTGATTTTCCTTCTACAGTTATATCAGAAGGTATTTTTTCATCTCCTCTATATCTTGTTTTTATATCTAAACCATTTTCATTTGTTGTTTCAGTCTTTTTAAAAATTTGTTTTTTTCCTTTACTACTACCTCTACTTAAATTAATAGTGCTAACATCATCTATAAAAAGTTGATTTGGTATAGGCGGTAATTCATTTGAACTTTGTATTAAAGCTTTATTCTCAGGTATTTCTTTATTCCATTTACTCCAATCTATTTCTGATTTAAATTTAGATTTAGGAACTTCTTTATATCCTCTTAGCCAATCTTGTTTTAAAAGTTTAATATTGTCTAAGGGTATAGAACCTTCATTAACTACAATAGGTGTTCCCATTCCTCTCGCATTTGTTAAAGAAGTTTTTGGAATTTCTGCAATATAACTTCTTGAGTCTTTTGGTAAAATCTTTTCCCAATCATCCGCTTCACCAAAAGGATCGCCTTTATATGTAGGTTGATCTATACTATAATTACCTTTAGCTATTTTAAAATCAGGAGTCATGTATAAATCTTCTCCATAATTTCCTGTTTTATTTGCTGTTCTTAATACACTACTTTCCATAGCATCATCTAACCCGCTTCTTCCTATACCTCTATAATAAGCTTCAGGGTTAGGTTTAAATGCCAAAGGATTTAATTTGTAAACATTTGGTAAATACTTATTTCCTAAGTTATTAATTAATTCAGATTTTTTTAAACCATTAATTAATTCAGATCCTTTACTAACTCCTTTAGCTATTTCACTTGTTAGTAATAAAGGATCTAATAACATATCTTGTACTATAGGACGTTTTAATATCTTAGCTCCTATATTTCCTTGAGCTGCGGACATTTCTATATCTTTTTGAATTTGTGTTCCTTGTAGTGCTTTAGATGGTAATACATTTCCTTTAGGATCTAACATATATGTAACAGCTGCTTGGGGTAATTGCAAAGCTGCACCAATTCCAGAACCTATAGCTCCTAATAAGGATTCTGATCCTCCTTTTGAGTTTTCATATCCCCAACGTTTAAAAAAGTTACCTATTGATTTTTCAGGTCTTGGCGCTGTTATAGTAGTTTCAGGACCCATGATACCTTCTATAGGGTCTTCTGGTATTACAGTCCCTCCAGAAGCATAGTGTTCTGCTTTAGGTAAATCTAGTGCTAATTTATCTAATGAATGGTGATCATCTTTTAAAAGATATTTCATTGCTTCA